GAAGAACAGATGACGGATGAAGAAAAGGTAATGAAGAAGATACATGACTTGTCATGGGAGCAAATGAAGTTCTGGGTTCAGAAACGGGTTAAGTTAAAGAGGAAAGTCTGGCAGGAATATCCTCCTGATGATATATCACCATTCACTAAGGCAGACGAGTCACATTACTTTGATGTTGAAAAGTTACAACAACTTCTTGTAGAGATTAGAGATGTTGAAGCAGTGCAAACAAGGGATGGCGGTAAGATTATTATTTATGAACTACCAAGACAGGGTCACAAGTATGTAATAGCAGCAGATACTTCAGAGGGGGTAGAAACGGGTTCTTACAGCGCGGCGGTAGGGATTAATGTAACTACGTGGGAAGAGGTATTTGAATTGAGAGCGCATTATACTCCACCCCAACTTGGGCATGTTCTTCATAGTCTGGGATTGGAATATAATATGGCTTTGGTAGCTGTAGAAAATAATAATCATGGGCATAGTGTGTTGAACACGTTGAAGAATCAACTTAAGTATCCTAACTTGTATTATCATCAGGAGAAGAAGAAAAAGGGTATTGGGAAAAGGAAGAAGAGTGTTGGAGTAAAAAGGAAAGATGGAGAATTAGGATTTCCGACAAAGAGTACTACTAAGCCTGTTATGATGGATGACTTGCGAGAGGATATTATTACTGATGGTGAAGTCCTAATCCGTAGTAAGCGTTTGTTAGATGAATGTTTAGAGTTACGTGTAGAAGATGGAAAGTTCGTATCAGGTGACTATACGGATATGATAATTGCTTATGCGATAGGGTGGCAAGTGTCAAAGCGTAGAAGGACACATGAAGAGTATTCTAAAGTTAAGGGTATTAAACAAAGGGAACCCCACGCTTCAACTAACATGCCCTGGGAACGTGTGGACACTACGAGACAACGGACGGCATCGCTTGTTAGACCACCAGTAAGGAAAATTATTAGTGCTGGGTTTGAGCTATGAACAAAATTAAACAGTTTGTTAATAGAGTTGTTGAATCAGTAAGGTTGAAAGCACCTCCGACGGAGTCTTTTACGAAAGCAAGGGGGGAGCATGTTACATCAACTTGGAATACTTATCCTTATAATCCAGATGAACTGATTGTGAAAAAGGGTTATGATACGATTGATAAGATGAGAACAGACGACCAAGTTCGTGCTGTAATGGCGATGAAGGTATTTGCACGGCTGGCTCCAGGTTGGGATGTTGCTCCTGCTACTAATGCAAAAAGTGACGTTGATGCGGCTAATTTCTGTCGGTGGAATTTGGAGAACCTTCCGGGGACATGGGAGAACAGACTATTACAGATTATGTCTGCACTAACTTATGGGTTCTCTGTAGCAGAAATAAATTGGGAACTTCAGAAAGAAGGTGGGCACCAGTATAACGGGAAGATAATACTTAGGAGCCTTCGCTTTCGCAGACCACATTATATGCTGTTCTATCAGGATGAATATGGAGATTTAGAAGAAGAAGGGATAGGACAGGAGCAGAGAGACGGTACAGTGGAACGTTTTCCAACCGAAAAGTTTCTACGCTATTCATATCAAGAAGAGTTTGATAATCCTTATGGACTAACTGACTACCGTAATTTCTACCGTGAATGGTGGATTAAAACAGTAGTATTAAAGTTCTATGCTATGTACCTTGAAAGGTTTCCCTTCCCCCCTACAATAGGACTATATAATCCAGGGCTCCCTGAAACAGAGGTAGATGCTTTAGCAGAAGTTCTTGAACGCCTTCAGGTTGCTACTACGGCTGTCCTTCCAGATACGTTATCCATTGACCAATTAGAAGTACCAAGTACAGGTGCAGAGATTTTTAAAGAAGCGATAGAAATTATGAACAAGGGGATTACCAGGTCAGCGTTAGTTCCAGATTTGCTGGGTTTTACTAATACAGGTACCACAGGAAGCTATGCTTTGGGAAAGAAGCACTTTGATGTTTTTCTGTGGATACTTACTGAACTGGGAAAAGATATTAGTGCTGTTGTGACAGAACAATTATTATCTAAGCTGTCAGGGTTTAATTTTGATGCTGCTGTTCCAAAGTTCATAATGCGTCCGCCTGAGGATGATATTGTGGCACGTTCAAAGGTTCTGGATGTGTTGCTTAGAAATCAAGCTATTGACCCGAAGGAAGAATGGGTTAGAGATTATATGAATGTCCCTAAGGAAGGAGAGCCTTATCAGGGACGTTTCAGTATGCCTTCAAGTACAACGTATTCAGAAAGAAGTCAATCCGAAGGAATGCCCATTGCGAGGTCAGAAGAGCAACCTATTATTGAGTCATTTCCTTACAGGGCTTTAACCGCTACAGAACGGAATTCTGGTATTGACTATGGTAAACACAGGCGTGGGTTAGACTCATGGATTTATGAGTTGACTCGTACTGTCAGCAGTGAATTGTATACTGAGATAAAAAATATCCTACCTACTGTTAAGGGGATATTCGCTGGGAAGAATTTACAGGCAGCAAGGAATTTGAAGTTTAATATTAGTAGCATTCGTAATGGAATGGTGACTATCTTCCTCAAGGTGTATTTAGAAGGGAAGATAGACGGTCTTGAAGAGATAGAAAAGTCTTTGTCTAAGAGAATATCATTTGGTGAGAAGTTGACATTCCAAGATGCTCCTAAACCAGAAGAACTGATTAGAGCGTTTAGAGGGCGAATCCCAATGACTAAGGATGAATGGAGGAAGCTCTTAACAAGAATGAGAAGTAGAGCGTTTACAGTAGCGGGACAAGTTCAAAAGGATATTGTATCAGATATACAGGAACTCATCTATAAAGCGATTCGTGATGATTGGACTATGGATGAATTGATGTCTGAAGTGGAGCGAAAAGGCATCTCTTACACAGGTAAAGCATGGCAGCATCCGCCTGCAACACCAATGAAACCCTGGCACACAGAGCTGGTGTTTCGTAATGCTATCAGTTCTATTTATAATGAATCAAGAAAGGAATTATTCAATAATCCTAATGTAGCAAAGTATGTCCCTGCTCTTCAATATTCTGCTATCCTTGACTCAAGAACCAGGGATACACATAGAGCAATGGACGGAAGAATTTATAAGAGAACCGACCCTATATGGAAAGAATGGTTTCCACCTAATGGTCACAATTGTCGCTGTTTAACTATTCCTGTTACATCAAATCTTGAATACAATGTTTCATCACCTACGGCATTAGAACCGGATGAGGGGTTCGGGAGAGGAAAATAGGTTTCTATGGGGAACCCCCATTTTACCGTTCCGAATGGGTAATAAACCCGTGGAAGTTCAAAGAATGCCGTCATCAACGTCTGGACGGCTCTGGGTACAGGTTCGTGTTTTTATGGGTAATCATACACAGTACCTCATTTCAGTGCAACAGTGGGCGTCTGGGACGGTTTTAAAGATGGTTTCATACTCTATACAGGTTTGAAACAAAATAATTAGTTAAAAGGAGAGTATTACAATGTTTAGACAGAAGTTTCAATCCCCTTCTCATCGGGGCAGTATTTCCCACTAATTAAAGAAGAAAAGACAGATACCTTTACAACAGAGTTTCAATTTCTACTCCTTAGAGTAGTTTTCATAGTTGTCTCCTTAAATTTTGTGGTGCGTTATCTTTGTGGTAGTGCACCCTTCCTTTAATTCTATTTATAGATAGAGATAGGAGCGTAAGTAATGCAGATGATACTATTGAATGCACAACGGAATAGTACAGTTGTTTTTCAGGATAAGGATTTCTTCATTACCTGGAGAACTAAAAGTGGTAAGCATATTCCTATTCTTGGTGCTGGGGATGCATCATGGAGTGTAATAGAAAGGGCGGCTCACCATAAGAAAAAGATTGGAGTCTTAAAGAAGAAAGGTGGGAAGTCTGCAGATACTCAAATTAAGAAACGTGAGGAAGCACTCAAGAAACTAACGGCGGCCAAAGCAGCTAAGAAAACTCCTCGTATATCAAAGGCAAAAGGTAAAGAGCCGTGGAAGAAGACACGTAGTGAGTTTGAAAACTCTCTTCCAGATGATTCGGATAAGTTTCAGTTTATGCGTGCTCCTACGAAGGGGGAGAAGAAGGGAGGAGCTGCACGAAATAAGGGTTATGGGAAGGTTGAACCGAAAGAAGGTCACGAAGTTGTTTATAAACCCTGGGGTGAGAAGGGTGAAGGGTATTACCAGACACCGATAACAAAGAAGTCTCCTGAATGGATACGGGTGAAGGAGTATAAACGGCATGTTGAAGAAGCTATAGTAAAAAAGAAACCCGTTAGTAAAGAAGTAGCAAAAGAAGCGGGGTTAGAAAAAGAGTGGGAAAAGACTTATGGGGGTGGAGGTACGTTACCAGCTTAGAAAGTTATTTAATCATGATAAACAATTTCGTTCCTACTAAAAGAATATCTGAAATATGCCCTGATGAATTATTCAAGAAAGATGATTGTGAGCTATGCCGATTGGAAAGTAGGACTCCACAGTTTTCTACACGTATGTATGGGTATGTTCTGACTATTTGTGATACGTGTAAAGAAAAGAACCCAAGAGGTTCAGTAATGTTGGTATGCAATTTCCATGAGATAGAACCTGAAGGGAGGGAAGAAGCAATAAACTATATTATTAGCTTTTTTGACTGTTTAGGTTTAAAGGCAATACCGAGAAGAGAGATGAGAAAGATAAAAGACCATTGGCATTGCCACTTTGAAATAAAGTAAGGAGGCTCCCCCGAATGAAATGTTTAGTTTTAGGTGGCTGTGGTTTTATCGGTTCACATACTTGTGATGCTTTAACACGAGAGGGTCACAATGTTGTTGTTTATGATGTATACCAAGACCCCAACTGCCCGTATGCTTTCTGTAGTCCTGATGGTGAGATAAATACTCTGGATTGGATGATTAAAGAAGTAGACAGGGTTTATAACTTTGCAGGTGTATTGGGTACGTCGAGTTCTTTCAATTATGTATCTGAGATTGTGAAAGTGAACGTGAACTTTGCTGTTAAGATAATGGAGTTGTGTTTACATTCTGATACAGAATTGATTAGTGTAGGTGTCCCTCCAGCGATGTGGTTGAATCCTTATTCAATTACTAAATCGTGTATGCTTCAATTTAGTAAAATGTTCTATGCTGAAGGGTTGAAGGGTACAACGCTTATACCTTATAACATTTATGGTGAGAGACAAGTTCTAACAAAAACAGAAAAACTTATCCCCGCAGTAATACACAATATTCTGAATAATCAGCCAACGAAAGTTTACGGTGGTGGAAAGCAAGTTATTGACTTAATGTATGTGAAAGACTTTGCTAACTATGTAGCGCAGTTAGAACATCTCGGAGCAGATTATATTCATGTAGGAACGGGAGATGATATTACTGTCTTAGAAGTAGTCAAAGCAATTTATAAGAAAATGGAAACGGAATTGAACATTGAGTGGTGTGGTACAAGGAAAGGGGAAGCAGAAGAAGTCTATGTCGTTTCTCCGACAGGTGTAGCAAAGGATATTATACTAACAGATTTAACATTAGGTTTGGACAATACAATTCGGTGGTATCGTGAGTTCACCAAGTATTATGAAGAACAGAATATTGATACATTCCACAGGAGGGTAAGTATTTTAAAGCCATGAGGAATACAGCTATAGTGATAGTTGCATGGAAGAGACCCCATTACTTGTTTATGCTTCTTCATTCCTTGTCGCTGTCAATGGATATTAGTAATTATCCAATTTACGTTTATTGTGATATGATACCTGACGATATTCGTATCTTACAGCGGGAGGTAATAACTAACTTTCCATTGTTGGATATTCACCCTGTTATTTTTAGAGAAGAACAGTATGGTGTTCTAAGAAATGTTATATGTTCATATAACACTACTTTTAATCTTGGTTACGATAGAGTCATTCTGTTTGAAGAGGATATTATTGTTAGACCAGATTTCTTGGATTACTTTAAGGGGGTCACAGATAAGGATTACTGTTTTTACAACTTAACATGCTATGAGAAAGGTAATCCTAATGTCAGTATTTCACGTTACCGTGCGTTCGGGAATATGTTGAAGCGAAGTTACTTTCCTGATTTATTTAAGTGGGTTACTGATAAGAAGTATATTGGAAGACCGACGTATGATAACAAGTCTGTGTTAAGTGATAAATACGGTCACGATGCAATCTTTACTTGTTATCTAAGAGATAATTGTATCGAATCACTTTTTGCGGATAAACATTATGTAGTGCATGTTGGTATTGGCGGTATTCATTATCCTTTGTCTGCGGGGTGTCGGCAGGTACGGGATAAGGTTTTTAGTGGGTTGAGAGAAGGATGGTTACATAACATGGTACGGTTGGTGGAAGGTGACTATAGTAAAGAACTTGAGCCAGTTCTATGTCCGAGAGGATTCAAGTATCATGATGTTAAAGAAAAGTAAGGATGTGAAGATATGACTACACAAGCTGTATACATAAAAGACAGCAAACATTATGTGGATTCACTTTTGCCTGTAGAAGCTGAAGTAAAGAAGGAATTTAATGTTCATCCACCACCTAATGAAACAGAAGAAGAGAGGACAGTACGGCATGATATAAATGGTGAACGTTTTCTACAGTGGGCTGAGACAAACCAATGTACTCTTCTCGTCTCCTACCCTCGTAGCGGGAGACATTGGATAGCAGATATTCTACGTCTATTGACGGGTAAATTATCCGTGATGCCGTATGAGATAAATAGTGATAACTATGATGATTTTGCTTTATTGACGACACATGGTTATCGGTTTGACTATCCAAGTATGCTGAAATATAACCCACTTAATAAAGTTATTATTCTAATACGTGACCCGCGTGACTGCGCTTTATCAAATGCGTATCGGAGTGCGGTGTTAGGAATACCAGACTTTGGTCATAATGCAATGTGTGATGGGATAGTAAAGGTATCTGTTGAACAGACATTGAAACTCTGGTATGAAACTTATGTCCGCTACATGGAATTTAACCACATTGTAATCACATATGAAAATCTTTGTTGCAGACCAGTAGAAACCGTTTCAAATATACTTCGTTTTTTGGGTATTAGTAGAAGTCCAATAGAGATTTCTCATGCTGTAAGAAGTATGGATAGGATGAAGAAAAGACATGAAGGTTCAGAACATATTATCCCGTACTTGTATGAAACGAATAGGGAGCGGTTTACATTTAACTGTTCAAAGTGGGTAGATAACCAATTCTGGGATGAGGAACTTACTAATTTAGTATGGGAACGATTACATTCACAATTAAAGTGGTTCAACTATACACGCTATGGGAGTGCACCTCGAATGTTTGAACCGCAGATTGTACAGACTTCTGTTTTGTCACAATAAACGGGGGAGCCTGTTGTTGATAAGACAGAGGAAGAAGGTCTACTGATTGTATCGCTATGGTCAGTAGACCTTCACAATTATTTCAGGATAGGGGTAATTAAGAAAGATGAATATGACAATTTATAAAAGTAATTCTATTCAATTTTTACATGGAGATAGTCACGTTCATACTTTTATTCAATGGAGAACCAAATCTGGTAGACCTATCCCTATTGGAAAGGTAGGATGGTCTCCTGGTGAAAGGAAGACCCATCATAAGAGAAAGATTGAAGGTTTGAAGAAGAGAAGAACAGACAAGAATAAGGACGTTATTGATAGTCAGGTTCGTAAGAGAACTGAATTGGTAGGTAAATTGGAAAAAAAGAAGAAGAGGGTGAAGCCTGAATCTGATTTCAAAGAGTATAGTCCAGATGAATCTCAAAAGATGGCAACAGAGGATTTCTCTGATTGGCGCAAAGGTTTGAAGAGGAGTGAAAGTAATGCAATTGTGGAATATGGAACGGGGGGATACGAAAATATAAATGTCCATTTAAGACACGGTGAAACAGTGACATCAGCGAATATGAGGGATACGAAAAATATAGACTCTGCTTTTAAGAAGTCACCGGGCTCACCTACAGATATGGTAGTGTATCGTGGGATGAATAATAAATTTATTTTTGATAATTATGAAAGTATGAAAGGTGCTACTATTGGAGATAAGGGATTTGTTTCTACAACGACGAGTTCAGCAGGTGCGAATGGATTTGTTCGTACAGCACGTTTAAAAGGTAGTCCTGTCAAAGCTAAAATATTAGTTCCTAAGGGTGCTTCTGTTATTGAGATGCACGCGAATGAATGGGCAAGTAAGTTGAGAAAGCCCTCACCTACTGCTGGTGGCTTTAGTAAGAGTGTCCTTATATTTGAAGACGAGGTATTACTTAATCGTGGTACGAAGTTTAAAGTTCGGGATGCTACAAAGAAAGAAGGTATAGTTAATGTGACAATGGAGGTGATGCAATGAATAACGTGAAGAGTGACAAGAGGAAAAGTAAAAAGAAGAAGTTCATTTGGGCTCCTGATGACATTACAATTGTTATGCCTAAGAAAGTCAGTACAGGAAAGAAAGACCATAAGAAACCTCATCCGAGTGATAGAAGTATCTAATATGAATCTAAATAAAATGGAAAGGGGAGATAGTTATGCCGTGGAAGAGTATGAAAGAAGTACCAGCCAGTATACGGGCTTTAGCACTTATCCCAGGAGGGAAAGATAAGATAGTTCTAACTTTATCGCAGGCGAATGAAATTGGTAGGATGTTTGATGGTATAAAAAAAGAAGGTAAGGTAGATAATCCAATGGCAATAGCAATAACGAACTTCAGACGTATGTACAAAGTACAAAACGGTCGTTGGATTAAGAGACAGAAGGATACTACAGAGAAGGAACGGTTAGAAGAAAAGAAGAAGAAAATAACCTTATCAGTTGAACTTGTAAAGGATATGTTAGCACAGAGTCAATTAGAGAAGGAGAAAGAAGCACAGAAAGCACGCTCTTCACAATATGGAATAAGTATTGTGGTAGGTGGTCACATTACAAAACCCAAAGAGTACCGTGATATTCCTGATGCTAAGTTTGCTGACCCAGTGAATTATAAGTATCCGATTGATGGTGAGCATATTAAACCTGCTGTTAGCTATTTCAATCATCCAGGACAGCGTACTGATGGAAAGTATTCTATTGAAGACTGGGGAAAAGTCGGTAGACGAATAGCAGCAGCAGCAGGTAAGGGATATTCATATAAGGATGAGAAGATAGTAACGCCTGGAACCGAGAAGTCGTCAGAAAGTAATCCGAGAGTAGTCAGTATCTCTTATTCAGGGGATGATTACACCGTAGTAATGTAAAAGTCAGGGGGTTATCTTATGCCTGTAATAGTTCATAAATTAAATAGTGTAAATGTTCTTTCCATTGATACCCCTGAAGTATTTATCTCTTGGAGAACAAAGGCAGGAAGACCTATTCCTATAGGCAAAGTAGAATGGTCTCCCAAAAAAAGAGCAGCATTCCATAAGAAAAAGATTATGGAATTATCTTGGGAGAAGCGGAGTGCTAAGGGTAAGGATGCAAAGGATTCAATCGAAAAAGAGCTTACTATGAGGAAGAAGGCACTTGAGCGTTTGGAGGCACTTCCAAAACCTGGAGCGGGTAGAAAACAGATAACTATTGAGAAACCACTAACAAAGCAATCAATGGAGGGTTTCACAGAAAAATTTGATATGGTTCATCATAAGGGTTTTGAAGTGTGGACTTCTGAAGGTAAAGACTCAAAGGTTCATGCACGTGCAATCTCTGAAGTAATAGATGGTTTACCGAGAACAGCAAGCGGGGAATTGAAACATGGTAAGGACTTTAAGGATTACAAATTTATAGTTTCAACAAATCCTTCACAGAATGTAGCAGGGATACGTGACAAATATGGGAAGGATGCAAGAAGTCTCGCAGGTTTCAATTCCCTTGCAGAGGGTGAAATAGTTATTTTTGCTGATACTGTGAAAGGGTTTAAACGTGGAAAGTATGCAGGTATTAGTAAGAGAGACAAAATTAAAACTATCGCCTTTCATGAGGCTGGACATAGTTATAGTTTTGGGAGAATGGACAAAGGGTGGAAGAAAATACATGAGACTTCAAAAAAATCTATTTCAACCTATGGTAAGACATCATCTATAGAGGATTTTGCAGAGACTTTTGCTTATGCTAAGATGGGGAAACTTTCTAAACGTGAGCATCCAGAAAGGGTGAAGGCTTTGAATGAATACTTTGATACAGATGAGTTTCAGGAAATACGTATTTTATCTGAAAAGAAGAAGAAAGTTACTATTAAGAAGTGGTACTTTGATAAGGATGGGAACCCTGTTTCAAAGGAGAAAGCAGTAGGATTAGTTATTCATCATTATAAGGGCGGGAAGTTGATTGAAGAGGCTATGTTTGATTTAACATTATAGGATATACGTCCAGATGCGTCAGGATACATTTTAGGTAACTTCGTGTATGTTTACACTCAATACCTCATTCCGACCCATCCTACGGCGTCTGGATGGCTCTGGGTGACAGTTTAAAGGCTGTAGTGTATCGTTTTGGGTAAGAGGAGTAAAAATCTAAGTTTTATATTGAGGTGAATAGTGTGCAGAATAGAATGATGGGTGCAACCCATAACTTTATCGGACTTACATTCTTCAAGGCGGGTACATTCAATGGTACAGAGTATACAAGTGAAGATTTATCCAAGATTGCAGAGAACTTCAAGATACTGAAGGAGCAAGTTAAACCGCCTTTGACAGTTAAGAAAGATGCAGGCGGGGGTCCGACATTGAAACTTGGACATGGCAACCAACAATTTCTTAAAGATGCAGGGATACCTGCTGCGGGCTGGGTATCGGACGTTAGACACGTTGATGATACGCTCGTAGCAGATATTATGAATATTCCTCACCGTGTTTATGATTTGTTAGAGAAGAAGGCTTTTAGTAGACCATCCGCTGAGATTTATAGGGACTATGTTGATGAGGATGGGAAAAAGTACGGTCCGACTTTAGCAGCTATTGCTCTCTTGGGTGGTGAACCTCCTGCTATAAAGACACTTCCAGATATAGAAGCATTATATAAGAATGTGGAAGTGAAACACGCTGTGAACTTTGAAAGAAATATGGAGGGCGTTGAAGATGTAATATGTTTTGAAAGTTCTTCCATTGATATTCCTACAAGTTCACAGGAACCGTCAAAGGAAGAAGTAACAACGGCACCAGAGGTACAGGAAGATGTTAAGGGTGACGTAATAGTTGAAGACCCCAAACCCAAAGGAGGTAATGATACAATGAATGAGCCTGAAGTACAGATAGCAGGCTTACAAACGCAGATAGATGCTCTTAAAGCAGAATTAGAAACATCCAAAGAGGAATTAGAGACATCTAAAGGAGAATTAGAAATGGTACAAGGTGAAGTTGAAGAGGCTAAGACAGAGGCTGAAGAAGCGGAAGCAAGAGCATCCGAGTCAGGTGAAGAAATAAATCGTCGCAAGGAAACGGATAGACTACAGGAATTAACCACTTATGTCAGTACGTTAAAAGAGGAAGGTAAGGTATTGCCAGTACAAGAGGCATCACTGGTGACTTTGCTATCAACTATGGAGTACAATACCGATGATGTTGATGCTCTCATTACTTTTTCCGATAATGGTGGAGAAGTAGAAACACTAACCCAACTTGACTTGATGAAGAAGATGCTGTCGGTAACACCTAATCTTGTGAAGTTCGATGAACTGAGTAAAAAACAGGATGGTGACCAGGGACAGAGGGGAGAACTCCTTTATCGTGAACAGTTCACTAATAAGGAAATAAGTGGTGATGCCGACATGGATATAGAAGACGTAGACTTAGCACTGCTTGCTGAGAAGATTGCGAAAGAAGAGGAGATTTCTTACCTTGAGGCTTTATCGCAAGCAGAAAGACAGTTGAATACGGGTTAAGTTTCCCCTATTCTACTAAAACACATAGGTCTTGTACTGGTAACTTGCAATGGCAAGTGAGTGCATCGCCAATGCAGAAAGGAGGTTAGTACAATGGCAGGACCCATGAGTGTGCATGAAGTAACATATCTTGCACAACAAGATTTATCCAGTAGTCAGTGGAGAGTAGTTATCGCTGGGACGGTAGATTATTCTTGTCGTCTTCCCACTGCTGCTGGTGTAGGTCGAATTCTGGGTGTATTACAGAATAAGCCAGCTTCAGGCTCCGCCGCCAGAGTGAGAAAACTTGGTATCTCTAAGGTTATTGCTGCAGGTGTGATTGCCTTCGGTGATGAATTAGAAGTCGCCAATACCGCTGGTGGAGTAAGAGTATATACCCAAGATGGAGATAACGGTCGTTTAGGTTCGGCTGAAGAAGCAGCAGTAAGTGGAGATATCTTCACTGCGGTTGTTATGCCGATAGACATTTCACAACTCCTGTCGTAGAATGGGAGTTATCTGATTGAATAAAGGAATAAATGAAAGGAGGATAAACTAATGCCTACTGTTGGTTCAGTTCATGTCTCTGCAGCACTTTCAAATATTGCTATCAAGTACAAAGCACCAGAGCTGGTGGCTGAAAAGGTGGCACCCGTCATTCCAGTGAAAAAGGAGAATGACAGGTACTATGTTTTTGATAGAGAAGAGTTGCGTGATATGGATTCACTACGCGCCGCAGGCGCAGAGGCAAATGAAGTTAGTTGGGATATTACAAATGAGTCCTATGCGGCTGAGGAATATGCGTTGAAGTATCTTATCCCCGACAGGGTTATTGCAAATGCTGACCCACCTATCCGAATGAAGGCAACAACGACTGAGAAATTAACTCGCTGGATAAAACTTGGATATGAAAAGAGGGTACAGCAGATTGCACAATCGACAGGGACTGTTACTAATAATGCAACTCCTGCGACCAAATGGGATGCAGCATCCGGACAAGATCCAGAGTCTGATATTGACACGGCAAAGACATCTATCCGTAGAACTGCAGGCACTAATCCGAATTGTATAATGATGTCTGACCCCTCATGGAAAGCTCTGAGACGATGGTTGAAAGACCATGCTACTGTCAATTTGTCTTATAGAGATATGCTGACAATAGACGGACCCCCGCCCACACTATTCGGATTGAATTTGATTGTGGCGGGTGGTATTGAGAACACGTCTGATGAAGGGCAAGCTGATAACATCACAGATATATGGAATGATAATGTCTTGGTGTATTATAGAGAAAGCGCACCAAGTATTCAAGCATTGTCGTTCATGTATACCCTTCGTGCCAGGAACTTCCGGGTGAAAACTTGGAGAGAAGAAATCAGAGATGGAGAATTTATTGAGGCATCTGTTATACAGGATGAAGTAGCGGTTGCTGCTGATGCCGCTTACTTAATAACTGATGTCTTAACATAGTAAAAATCGGATTACAGACTTATTTGGCTCCCCAGCTATTATGTCACAATCAGATTTAACAAAGGCATACAAATAAAAGTATCGGCTAAAAGTGAATCTGGAAATAACAGTGTGGTTATTCAAGAGATTTAAGGAGATATTACTTACTATGGCATACAAAGAAGAATTAATTGCGTTAAGATTTCTTTCAGAAGAGGAGTTTATTACTGCTTACACTTTTACTAATGGTAAAGTATCTGCTCCTGTATTGTTACAAGATGTTTCAATTACCATTGAGAGTTCAAGTATGTCATTAAATGATGTATCTCTATGGATGTACCATGTTCGGTTAATAAATAAACCTGATGAGGAAGCATATGAAGAGAACTTTAGTGTGGAGATTGAGTACGAAGAAAATATAGCTATGTTAAAATTAAACATTGGTGAATTTATAATGGATGTGGTGTTTGATAACGATTCTAAGTTACTTACTTTTAAAGCAAGACCCCAATTTACTATCAGTTGGGCGGCTTTCAATGCTTATATTTTTCAGTATCGTTATTTTTTGGATATGGTAAAAACCCAATTCGTATGAATAGCAGGCGTTGATAACTAAATGAAATAGTGAGAAAACGTGGTGATGCCATGAGTAATGTAGTATGGACTGAAATGGAATCACTATTTGGTTCCTCTAATATTAGGAGGTAAAGATGCCAATTACAGATGTTACAAAAGATAATCTAAAATCCTCACGTCCCTCCTCGACTTCGGGTGATATAATCCACATGGTAATTACTGATACTACTGGGACTGATACCTTAGACCCTAATGCCTCTGGAGAGATGCCTGTTGCAGACGACGATGTCTTAGCTCAATTAGTAGAATTAAATGATAATATTGGGGATAAGACGCAAGTCAAGGCAGGAGGTGGAGTGGTTGCAACTGTGATTCAACTGTTGAAAAATATTGATAATACTCAGTTAGCTTCACTTATTGCGCAACTCCCTGCAACGCTTGGTCAGAAGGCAAGTGCTTCTTCTCTTGCGACTGTATTATCTTCAGAGCAACAAGTTATATTAACTGCGTTACAAACAGCATTAGAAAAGATTGATGATTTGCAAGGTGCTTTAAAATCAGTTGATACTGATGAGTTGATTTCACGGATAACGGATTCTGCTGGGACAGAAATTAATCCTGCAAAGGAAGATGGGAATCTCGCCAGTATATTAACAGCAGCTCAAGCAATTCAAACGGCAGTTGAAATTATTGATAATGCTATTTCTGGAAATGAGATGCAAGTTGATGTGATTACCTCCGCCCTACCGGCAGGAGCTGCAACTAATGCCAAACTTGATGAAATCAAAGTCCTGATTGGTGAGGTTCAAGCCAATCCTACTGAAAATACTGTCTTAGACCGTCTGAAAGATTTATTAACGGGTATTGTATTAGCAACAGGCGCAAATGTGATAGGGAAGTTAGCTGCTAACAGTGGCGTGGATATTGGGGATGTTACGATTAATAATTCAACGGCTGAGCCAATACCTGCGGGTGGAAATGTCGCACACGATGGTGTTGATAGTGGTAATCCTGTAAAAATAGGAGGTAAATATAGAGCAACACCTGTCCAAGTTGGTGATGGAGATAGAGATGATATTCTAACGGATGGGTACGGCAGGGTACGGGTTTGGTCAGATTCACAGCTTGACCCTGGAAATGATGAAGTTCTAATATCAGGTAATGATGGTGATGATGGAGCAGGAACTAATAGAACGATAAAGACTAATTCCAAAGGCTCATCTATACGTGGTCGGAATATAACGGTTACATCTGGAACTTGGACGGGAGACAATTCTTTAACAACCGCTATCGCTGATAATTTTAGGTTGTGTAATATTACGGTACATTACGATGCAGCAATAACTAATAATTGTACTGTAACTCTTGATGCTAATGACGGAGCAAATTATGATACGGTACTAAGAACAGCAGATAATAGCGGTGGAGAAACAGATAATAATTTTGAATTTGAAGATGGTAGTTTATCTGAATCCGGTGACGAGATAGTTGTTGCTTGTAATGTTGGTGCTAATAATGCTTATTGTAGAATAGTAACAGAGGAGTATTAGTTATGAATACATTTGTAGGTGGTATTTCACAGGCAGATATACCTAAAATAGACGGTTTGGCGGTTAATGGTTTAGTAGGGGTTTCCGATTCTCTTGCTTACAGGGTTCATGAAATTGAAAGACATTTACATAGTTATGAGCACTGGTTTGGTTTAGCAGCAGTTCCAGATGGGGAGACGCATAGAGCAGACCACATGACTATGACGCCCTTCCAAATGGATGCAGGAAATGATACATGGGGTACATGGCTACAAACATTGGGTAGTGGTGACACTCCTCATGTGGGTACTAATACAAGATTTGACCTTCATAGATTACAATTCTCAGATGTAGAAATTGATAAAACTTTAACACTAATCCAGATAGGTTTTGGTGCATCTGGAGCTGCTGCTCTTAGTAGTGATGATATTACAGAGTTTTTATGCACTCCATTAAAAGATGGTAAACAAGACCCGTGCGCAATACAATGTAGGGCGATTGCTGCTGGTACTAAAATGTGGGCACGCTGCTGGGTAGATGGACAGAATACTTCGACTGTTGACTTTCATTTCGCTCTTCATGAGTATGAAGGTTAGTGATAGGAGGATAATTATGGCTCGAACAGAGATACAAAGATATTCAAGGAAAGATGCTGCAAATTTTTCACCTAATCTTTTATATTATCTTCCTACTAACAATTCATTGCGGAGCTTCTTTAGGAAGAGAGAGATGACCTTTACCTCTGGATTTGGGTATCGAGGACTTAGTTCTATATCAGAGTTGGTTACTAAGAAGGGTATTCTCATATCTCGAAGTGATAACGTCCAATATCCCAGAGGCTCTAAAACTCAGAATAGTGAAAGCATAGTTTATGAAAACTTTGACCCGCATCAAGGTACCCTGGAATTCTGGGTCAGACCTAATTGGGATGGGAACGATGGTGTGCATTATTATATATTCAATGAAATGGTAGATGGAGCAGGTTCAGTCAATAGAGTTGTATTGTATAAAACAAGTAACAACCTACAATTAACATTAGTGGATAAAGATGGCACTGCTCATGGTGTTACCTATGATATTTCGTCTGCATGGACTGCGGGTAGCTGGTATTATGTTGTGGGAACCTGGGATTTTAATACTAATGAAATGGCATTATATACACAAGGGACATTAAGAGAAGATGAAGGTCATAATTTAGATAATGATGAAATAGATGCAGTCGATACTGTTTTTCTAATTGGTCAAGGTGGTTGGAGTGGAGGTGGTAAGTACCAGCGATTCAATGGCACAATTGCTGGTAGAATTCTGAATAGACCAATAACTTCTATAGAAGTGACTGCTAATTACAATTTGGGCAATGGTTTAATAGATACTTTTACAGTTACCCCAGACACGGTCTGGCTCGGAACTTATTCTGATGATGATACTGATGCCGTGTTCCAGCACAGGGGGCAGGAAGTTACTGTTACAACAGAGGATGATGTTACTGTTAATGAGGCAGTAGGAAATAGAAGTTTTGCTAATAGCGATAGAGTAGTTATTTATGACGGCACTGGTTATAAAAAAGAAACAACTCTTGATGCTTCTCCTTCTGGCTCAAACATTCCAGTAACTAATACTGCTGATTTGGATAAAGTGGGGGTTTATCCTGATTTAGATGGTAATTCTCAATATTTTTATCGTACTGACGCTGATTTTCCAGAATCAGGCTTAACAGGAGCACAAGATTTAACAATTCAGGCGTGGATTAGACCCGTTAGTGTGACTGGGCAAAAAGCAATTGTAAGCAAATATGATACAACCAATAGCAAAAGAATGTATATGCTTAGGACGAATGGGGATGAATTAGAATTTTTTGTTTCTGCTGATGGTAATGCTCCTGCGGGTTGGGAAGTTAGCACAAATGCCAATATAGTAGCGAATAAATGGCAACACGTGGCAGTTGTTTATGATGCTTCAGAACAGTCCGCAATTTTTTATATTAATGGTTATGCTGTTAGTGATGATGGCGGCACATTAGATGCAACTATATTTGATTCTGACCCAGACTTTGTTGTTGGAATGCATAGTGCTACAAAAACTAATTTTTTTGGCGGCGGTATTGCCCATGTTGCTTTATTTGATGATATTAGAACAGGAGCAGAGATATTAACTTCAGCAACAACACCAGGCGAAGATTTATCAGTAGCAGGAAATATTATTGGTCAATGGCATTTCTGGGAAGCTGGAGCTGCTGCGGCTATTGATAATACTCAAGGCGATGCTGGCAGAGATTTAATCCCTAATGATGGTGGAGACAAAACCTTTGGCAACGTTGGTCGTACTCAATCTGCATTTATCTCTAAAAACTTAATCTCAGACTCAGGGATGGAAAATGGAGGAATTGGAGGATGGGCAGAAGTTGGCTCTTTAACAACTTTTGACAAAGAAACAGATGCTAAATATGACACGCAGTCTATTCACTTTATTTCTGATGCTGGAGCAGAAGGTATAAGCCAAGTAATAGCAGCAGCTAATGGTAATAATTTCTTAATGAACTTTTGGTATAAAGTTACTGTTGGTTCTTTTAAAGTCAATGTAACTAATGGTGGTGGAGATTTAAAAACAGGAATCAATGATGCTGCTTGGACAGAATTTGAATCTTGCTTAGAAGCATCAGGCAATTTAACTATTCAAACGTTATCAGAAGCAGTCAGTGATGATGTAAATATTGACCAATTTACACTTTTATCTAATCTGGTGGATAATGGGGGGATGGAAGGTGCAAAACAAGGAGGAGACCCATATTACCCTGCAGGTTCTTGGACACAGGAGGGGAGTCCTGGCGCGGGAGAAGTGGATGTCTCAACTAATGCAGACCATTCAGGAATATTAGGCGTAGAACTAATCAATGCAGATGATGGTGAAGGGGTGACCCAAGATGTAACTGTAGTATCTGGCAAATGGTATACTTTTTCTGCTTGGGCTAAGAATAATAATCAGGATACAGAAATATTATTATCTGATGCAACTATTAAAACTATAGATACAACTACTTCAGGAAATACGTGGACTAAGTTTAGTTGTACTTTTAAAGCTGGTTCAACAACTTTGACTATTAAGTTAGTTTCCGGGGCTGCAGACCAAAATGGTTATTTTGATGACGTGGCGGTAATACAACTTGACCAAGTTTCACCATCTGTAGTAGTACCATCAGTCCAAGCTAATTCATTTGATACTGGCAAATGGAATACTGCTGATTATTCTTTCTTGAATGATGGGTTGGATACACTAACAGAAATTGCTGCTTCTAATAGAATAAATCCTACTAATGGAACAGTAGCAATGTGGGTGAATATTCATTCTCCTTATGATACGGGTGAAGATAAATACCTGTTTGATATTAGGGATGGTGCAGACGATAACAATCGAATAAGTATTTTTTATTCGCAAGCAGATAATAAGTTTACTGCTTATATTAATGGGGCAGAAAGAATAGAAGCATCTGCAGAAACAGACAACACCCGTTTCTTTTCTTGGATTCACATTGTATTAACCTATGATTTTACTGCTGATGAGTATGAGTTATATATAAATGGTATATCAGTAGGATTAGATACTACTTCCTTAACAGCTCCGACATTTGATGAGAATGATAGTTTCTTTGTTGGTTCCGATGTCAGTAATAGTAATCAAGGAGATGTTTTAGTTGATGACTTTAGGATATATGATACACCAATGACCGCTATAGAAGTAGCCAATCTTTATGCTTCAGATATTGAATAGGAGGTTTTACGAATGGCTGTAGAATTTAAAGTAATAAACGCAAATGCAACACAAACTAATATGATTATTGGAGTAGCTTATAAAAGGACTGATGATACTGAACCTGTTCGTACAGAGAATATAACCTACCCAGAAGGAACGACATTCGCTGATATTAAATCAGATTTAGAATTGAGAGCTAAATCTGCTATTGCTATCTATGAAAATGATATTGTAACGGAGGAAGCGTTAGATGAATTAAGTGACTGGCAAGAAGTTGTTGAAGAGGAGTAATTATGAGCAACGTGGTATGGACAGAAGTACAAGAAATGCAAGACCAAATACCTGATACCTCAGAAGACCGTATCGGTCGTTTTATTATTGACGCCGAGCGCGTGGTAAAATCTAAGTTAGCAGCATTTGTGGAAGCGTGGACAGACGCAACTGAACCAGGGATAATCCAAGTAA